TTTGACGGCCTCTCAATTAAAGCCAAGAAAACCTACACCACCGGGCAGATGCGCTGGTATCAGGCTAAGGAAAAGACCCTTGGCGCTGAAATGAAGCGTGAATACCCGTCAATTCCAGAAGAAGCCTTTGAAGCCTCACTTGAAGGTGCTTATTACGAACGTCAGTTCCGCGATTTATACCGCAAGAAACAGGTTACGTCCGTTCCTTACGATCCGGCGGCCAGCGTTCATACGATTTGGGATATTGGTGTTAACGATAAGAACTCAATTTGGTTCGTTCAGTTATGCGGCCGTGAATGGCATGTCATCGACTACTACGAAAACAGCGGTGAGGGTTTAGACCACTACGCTGATGTACTGAATGAAAAGCGCCATAAGTTCGGTTACAGCTACGGCACACATATCGGCCCGCATGATTTAGCGGTTCGAGAATGGGGCGCTGATGGCAAGACCCGTATTGAATCGGCCTTAGCTAAAGGTATTCGATTTGAGATAGCCCCTCGCATTCCTCGCTCAGATGGTATTGAGGCGGTGCGAAACATTTTACCTACGTGTTGGTTTGACGAGGCGAAATGTGAAGTGGGGATGGCCCACCTACAGGCATATCGGAAAGATTGGAACGCGAAGATGGGCTGTTGGCGTGATACGCCACTGCACGATGATTCAAGTAACGGCGCTGATGCGTTCCGGTATTTTGCAATCTCAACCATTTATTTACAAAACACATATTCAAATGTCGTACAGATTCAGGCGCAGGCCCCTATCAGTGCGGCGGCATGGAGCTAGATAGTTATGGAACAACTAACGAAAAACATTAGTCGCCGCGAGCTGAAATGCAAATGTGGCAAGTGCCAATGTCAGGTGATGGATTACCTGACAATCAAACTCGTGCAGGACGCATGTACTCACTATGAGAAAGTTTTGAACGTTGAGAAAGTGGTGTTGTTAATCAACTCCGCCCACCGATGTTTAGCTCACAACCGCAAAGTTGGCTCAAGTGATGCGTCACAGCACGTTAAATCAACGGCGATGGATATTCGTATTAAGGGTGTGAGTCCTAAAGATTTGTACGAGTATTTTTGCGCGACCTATCCCAGTCAATATGGGTTTGGGCTGTATGGCTCATTCACTCACATTGATAGCCGAGCGGGGTGCGCCCGATGGTAGAGATCCTATTAAAATCGCTGTTCGCTGTCGTGACTAAATTGGTCATGACGATGGCATCAAAGCCGCTCATTGAGTGGCTTTTGTTTTATGTGGCCAATCAAATTGTACTGACTACCAAGACCCCGCATGACGATCTGTTCTACGCAAAAATCAAAGCGGCATACAAGGCTCAAAACGAGGTGCGATTTAATGACCCGAAATAGAGTGTCAGCCGCCGAAATCAAAGCAATCTGCGACACCCTGACAGCAAAGTTCCACGTTTTCGAGGGTACAACTACCACCGTTTGCGCTCTGTTTATGGGTGATGGTTGGATGCTGGCAACAGGCACAAGTGCGTGTGTAGCTGCGGCTAATTTTGACGAGCAGTTAGGCCGGGATATTGCGTATGGCGAGGCCATGCAGACCGCAATCAACAAATTGTGGGAGCTGGAAGGCTACTTACTTAAACAGGAGTTGAACGATGATCATTCAGACACCTGATGAAGTAACGGCGCAGTTTGACGCTGAACAGGCTGAAAAGTTAGGCAACACGCGCTATGAGCCAACGCCGCTGATTGATGCGTTAGCCGATCATGTGAAGCAGTGCTGGTCACAGGCGCAACATAGCCGTCAAGTCACTAACAACCGCCTGATGAAATGCCTACGCGCCCGCCGTGGCGAATACGATCCTGACAAGATGGCCGCTATCCGTTCAATGGGTGGCTCAACAATTTACATGCGCATTACGTCAGAGAAATGTGCTGCCGCTCGTGCGTGGATCAGTGACGTATTCACATCTGGCTCTGAGCGTCCGTGGACGTTATCCCCGACTCCGGTTGTGGATCTGCCACCTAAGTTCCGTGAGCAGCTACTCGCTGAGGCCGTTCAAGGCGCAATGATGTTAGGTGTTGGCCTCGATGATATGCACGATTTGGTGCAGAAACATGAGGACCGCATCAAAGCAGAACTTCAAGATGAAGCGACTACGCGCTGTGAGCGCATGGCCGACAAAATTCAAGATGTGATGGTTGAGGGACATTGGCGCGAGGAATTTGACTCATTTTTGGATGATTTGGTCACTTACCCCGTTGCTATCTTTAAAGGCCCGATTTACCGCCGCACCAAAACAGTGAAGTGGGTTGATGTGGGTGAGGGTGAATTTGAGCCTAAATCTGAATATTCAATCAACCGTGAGTTTCGCCGTGTTAGCCCGTTCGACTTTTTCATTTCGCCAGCAGCGACGGCGATAACAGACGATTGGTGTATCGAACGCCACCGTTTAACAGCCTCAGATTTAGCCGCTATGCGCGGAGCCGCAGGGTATAACGGCCAAGGCATTGCAATGGCCCTGACAGAGTATCGGTTGGGCGGCCTACGCGAGTGGTTATCAACCGACAGTGAGCGTGAGCGTTTAGAGTCAAAAGACAGTGCAGGCAACGACACCTTAATTGATGCACTGGAATGGTCAGGGAAATTGCAGGGGCAAATGCTACTTGATTGGGGCATGAGTCCTGAGTCGATCCCCGATCCGCTGGATGAATACCTCGTGTCAGTAATGACAGTCGGTGCATTTTGTATTCGCGCTTTAGTTAACCCCGATCCTACCGACCGCAATGACTACTTTTCAGCAACGTGGCGCTCAGTACCTAACTCATTCATGGGTGAGGCTCTGCCAGAAATGTTGAGCGATTGCCAATCAATGTGCAATGCAACAGCTCGTGCATTAGCGAACAACATGGGTATTGCGTCAGGTCCAATGGTGTATTACTCGGCCGACCGATTAGCGCCAGGGCAAGATGTAACAAACCTCCACCCTTGGAAAATTTTCGGAGTTACCGAATCACGCACTGGCTCTACCGCTGTGCCAGTTGGGTTCTTCCAACCGTCAAGTAATGCACAAGAGTTAATGGCTATCTACGAACGGTTTACCCGTTATGCAGGTGACATTACCGGATTGCCAAGCTATGCCTATGGTTCAGACCAAGCGGCAGGTGCAGGCCGTACCGCAAGTGGCCTGTCAATGATGATGAACGCCGCCAGTAAAACGATGAAACAAGTTGTTCGTTCGATTGATATTGGTGTCGTTGAGCCGTGCATTCGCAAAGTGTTTAACCACCTGATGTTAGATCCTCGCGTTGATTTAGCGTTGAAAGGGGACGCGCAGATACGCGCTATTGGCTCCGACTCAATTCTCTACAAAGAGAATACGCAGATGATGCAACAACAATTCCTCGCTCAAACCAATAACCCTACTGATATGCAGATTATTGGCCTAGAGGGTCGCCGCGAGTTATTGCGTGAGGTGTCGAAATCTCTCGATGTACCTGTGGATCGTATTGTTCCGTCAGCAGAGGAATTAGAGCTGCGGCAGATGGACATGATGGCGCAACAGGTCCAGCAGGAACAACAGCAAGGGCCATCAAATGCTGAGTAGTTATCAGTGCCTACCGAACAAACAGAAGCTCGCAATTTTGCGGGCTTTTTTTGTACTTAAAAACCGTGATGAATTTGAGCCGCTATTGGATTTTTTGGCTGATGTTGAACAGATGCTCTCTGTCAATTTACGAGAATTACCTCTCGACAAGATCGCCAAGGAACAAGGCAAAGCTCAAATGATTGCGGATCTCAGACTGTTAATTTCCAGCGCCAAAGCCGCTGAGATTGAACGTCTAAAAAACTAAACAGGTGAACACCGCAAGGCTCACCCTCCCGAATACCAGCCTTATCGCTGGCTCGAATCTAATGGATTAGAAAATGAACCTACCAAAGCAAGTGCAAGATCAAGCAACTGAGCTAGAAGCGATGCTCGACAAAATCAAAGCTGAGAACACAACGCCTGACGTTGCTCTTAGTGACGAAGCCCCAACCCCTCAACCGGACGAAGCGGCAACACCTCAACCTGATGTTGAGACTCCCGCCGAGATTGATTGGGAAGAACGCGCTCGTAAAGCAGACGCTCGCTACCAAGTGCTACAAGGCAAGTACAACAAAGAGATAGGCGAAGTCCACCGCGATGATGCCAACCTCAAGGCTGAAATTGCCAGTTTGAAACAGCAACTTGCACACGTTGAAAGCCAGAAAGCAGAAGTGCCGAAAAACAGCAGTTTAGATGAGCTGCGCGAGGACTACGGATCGGATCTTGTTGATGGCCTCTATCAGAGCATTTATCAGCAGATCATGGGCGAGGTCAGTACGCAGGTCGGGAACGTGCAACGTTCTGTTAGTCAGGAATCTGCGGCGACTAAACAGCAGTTACTCGCTCAACAGCTACAGGGTCACAACATCAATTTTAGCCAAATGGATAGCGATCCGCTGTTCCACGAATGGCTATCAAAGTTCGATCCGGAATCCGGCATTCAACGACAAGAGCAGCTAGTCAATCACTTTGGCCGTGGCGACCTAGCAGCAACCGCTCAAATGTACATTGAATTTGCACACGGTGGTTCACAGCCACAACAAACCCAACCTCAATCGAATCCGTTTGAGTCTCACGTTCAACATCAAACCACCGCCCCGGCAACACAAGATGCCGCACCAACAAGCGCAGGCTACACGCGAGCGCAAGTGGCGCAGTTCTATACCGATTGGGCGAAGGGCAAGTACACGAACGAAGAAGCGAAACGGATCGAAAAAGAAATTATTAATTCAAATACGCGATAAGGAAATCAAATTATGTCTATTGCAGTTACAGGTTCACACCCGCAGTACGGCGGCAAACAAAATGGCGCTTTCATCCCTGAACTATGGTCAGGCTCCCTTTTAGTTAAGTTTTATGATGCAACGCTTTTTGGGTCGATCACTAACACTGATTACCAAGGCATGATTCAAGACAAGGGCGATAAGGTAATTATCCGCACCAAGCCTGACCTGTCAGTGCATAACTACTCAAAGGGCATGAGCCTCAGCTATGAGGCACCAACATCTCAAGAGGTCGAGTTAACTATCGACCACGCGAAATACTTTGCGTTTGAAATTAAAGATGTTGATGAAGTACAGAGCGACATTAACCTGTTAAATGCGTTCTCAGAAGATGGCTCAACGCAGCTAAAAATTGCTATTGATAGTCAGATTCTAGGCAGTATTTACTCACAGGCTCACGCGAAAAACGCGGGTGCAACTGCGGGCCGTATTTCTGGTGATATTAACCTTGGCACGGCTGCTGCGCCTGTAGATCTTACAAGTGCAAACATTCTCGACTTAATCGTTGATTTTGGCACTGTTCTTGACGAGCAAAACGTACCAGAAGCGGGTCGATTCATTGTGCTGCCTGCTTGGGCGTGTGCGCTGATTAAAAAGTCTGAATTGCGCGATGCGAGCCTATCAGGTGACGGTAAATCAATGCTGCGAAATGGTCGCATTGGCTCAGTGGATCGCTTCACGCTGTACTCAAGCAACCTAGTTCACTCAGACGCAGGTAAGTTCGACATTATCGCAGGCCACAGCCTAGCGACTACGTTCGCAACGCAAATCACCAAAATGGAAACCGTGCGTAATACGTCCGATTTCGGTGACTACATTCGTGCGCTACAAGTGTTTGGCTTCAAAGTATTAAAGCCAGAAGCACTTTGCCACGCGGTTGTGAAAAAGGCGTAACAACAGACTAAGGGGGCCATTGCGCCCCCTCTTTTTTTTTGGAGAAAATTAGATGAATGCTACCCATTTTAAAAACAAAAGTGGTCACATTGTTGCGGCGAACGAATGGCTATTGGCGGATTGGAAAAACCTTGAGTTAGAGCCAATTTACCAAGCGGCGATCCAGCCTGACGAAGCAGTGGTTGAGAAATACGCGGCTATGACGGTGACAGAGCTACGTGCGCTATGCAAAGAGCGCGGTATCACTGGTTACTCGAAAATGAACGAAGCTGAGTTGATTGATGTTCTGATGGAGTCGTAATTATGGCTGCGATTATTGTGAGTGATGTGATCGAACGTGCGCAGGTGATCCTACAGGACACCACTGGCACACGTTGGTCTGAAAAAGAGCTGTTAGAGTGGCTGAACGATGCACAGTTGGCCGTGGTCAACCGCCGCCCTGATACGTATGTTCAAAATGAGACATTTAACTGTATCGCTGGCACTCGACAAACTATTCCGCCAACGGGGTTGAAACTGATCCGCGTGTTGCGCAATGGCACCGTTGGTTCCCCAATTCGCTATATTGATATGCGTATTTTGGACGATCAGGTTCCGGATTGGCACGTTGAGGTTGGCACGAGTGACGTTAAACATTTCACGGCCGACACCTTAGATCCAAAAACGTTTTATTTATACCCGGCTCCCGTTGTGGGCCATGCTATTCAGATCGTGTACTCGTCTGCGCCAGCAACCATTACGGCCGTTAGTGACACTATCACGCTGGACGATAGCTACCTCAACCCGATCCTAGATTTTATGCTCTACCGTGCCTACTCAAAAGACGCAAATTATACCCAAAATGCCTCTCGTGCATCAATGCACTTGGACGCATTCCGCATTGCGATTGGTGATAAAACGCAGGCTGATGTAGCCATGACTGAGAGCGGCCGCTGATGATTGAATTGAGTGTCGAGCTAGTCAGTGACCTGCGCCAACACTCAGTCAACGTCCCGGATTATATTTTAGATAAGGCGGTCGAGGCTGGCGCTCACCGCTTTTTCTCTGATACCGAGGTATGGCTGAGTGTTCAGCAATTATCCGCGTTTAGCGACCAACTGATCGTATTTAGCGATAGTGAACATAACTACATTACTGACGTTAAAACGGTAGTGACCGAAAACGGGAAAACCGTAGGGGCAATGTACCGCAACGGCATGTTGTACCTCGACCATGTTGTGAACGGCGAGATCACCGTGACATTCATTGTCGCCCCGGTTTCAAATTCAACCACTGTTCCTGATTGGATTTTACCGTTGTACAAATCGGCGCTGGTCGGGGCCTCGTTGCACTATCTAAAAGCGCAACAGGGGCAGGATTGGTTCGATCCGGATGGTGCCAATTATCACAACAGTAATTACATGCACCACATGGGCGAGGCGCGAATCAAAGATACGCCGCACCGCGTTCGATTTACTCCGTTCGTGTAGAGGTGGCCGTGAACCCGCAAACGTATTATCAACGTGGCACAGTAACAGTGGCCGCGAACTCTGCAATGGTAACAGGTGCCAACACTGGCCTACTGCTAATAAAGCAGGCCGAGGATTACAGCAAAGACTCCGCCAATTCAGCGATGGAAAGCGGAATTTATTCTGCTAACGCCAAAGGTCATAGCGACACAGCGAAAGAACAGGCTGATTTAGCTCTCGACTATGCCAACGCAGCTCACCTGTCAGAGCTGGCCGTCACCGGGGCGATTGCCGATAGCCGCCGTTATTCTGAACTTTCAAAAACACACGCTGATGCCTCATTAGTGAGTGCGGTTGAAAGTGCCTCGCAAGTGGTTCTTGGTCAACAGGCCGCCGCCACTTCTGCTTTGCACTCAGCAACGGCCGGACTAGAAACCGCAGCAGCAGAACAGCATAAATTGGCGGCGGAAGTCGCTGAAAAAGATGCCGTTCATGCAAAAGAGATCGCCATCAAAGCGGCGGATTCAGCCTTTTATAATGCAGGTTATGCCAAGCAACAGGCTGACCTAGCCAAAAAATACGCTGATATGGCCGCCAGTTCTGAGGCGCACAGTGAACAGGCACAGTATTACTCGACATTAGCGGAACAGGCCGCAACGAGGGCAGAACTTGCCCTCGCAGGGTTAAATACTCAAGTCACTGACGTTCAAAATATTCACGATGATGTTGTTGTTTTAGAAGGGCAGGCGCGTAGATCTGCCGGGATAGCGCAGACAGCAGAAAAACACGCAAAAAAGACGGTTGTGATTGTCGATGGTTACGCAGATCAAGCGCACCATTCAGCCAGTTTAGCCAGTCAACATGCGGCAGGCGCTAGTGACTCGTTAGCTGCGGCAACACTGATTAAAACCCACGTTGATGATGCAAAAGTTGCTGCCGAGTCGAGTGAAACAAACGCCAAGACCGCTGAGGCCAGTGCCATCAAACATGCCGGGAACGCAAAGCTCAGTCAGGACCATGCTATTGCACAGGCGATTGAGTGCGAGTCACTAAAAGATACGTGCGCAACAACCTTGGCCGACACTGTCCTGGTCAAAGAATCGGTTGAAAAAGGCATCATTGATAACAGCAAAAACATGATGGTCATTCAGCAATATATCGTCCACCTACATGGATATAAGGTGTAAAAATGAGTCAGGAATTAGTTGATAGCGTCAATGATTTGACGAACGAAACCACAAAATTACTCGGCATGTATGCTGATAGCAAAATCAGTATTGATAACAAGGTCGCTACCGCCGCGCAGTACGCAGTTATCGCCACTGAAAAAGCAGAAATTGCGACAGACAAAGCGGATATTGCAGCCGATAAAGCGAACGTTGCCATTATTGAAGCGGCCAACGCTAAAGCCTCTGCTGATAAAGCAAGTCAAGTGAGTGGCTTAGATACTGTTGCAGAAGCGGTACAAGTTGCACTTGCTGATAGTTATCAGTATGCAATGACCAAAGCTGACTTTGACGCTAATCGTGAAATGAATAAGGAGAAGTTTGCTGGTTCTGGCATGATCGAATGGGGTAAGCATGACGCTTGGCAGAATAAAGTTAATCAAGGATTGTGGGAATGGATTAATCCATCAAACCTAAATAGACTAATGTTGGGTGAATCTGGGTCAGGGTTAAATTCTGGTGTATCAAAAACACCATACCTAGCGGCTAATATTGATGGTGTTGTATGTAATGTAATAAACACAGCCGCCCCCAATTTAACCCAAAGCGTTATCCAATTTGCCCCTGCGCCTGATGGGACTAAATCCTACGACAGCGCAACAGGCATCGTTACTGACCATCTAACTTATTTAGACCCTAAATATAACAACACAGCGGCTCTGAGCCAGTCGGATGCGATTAGTCGATGCTTTGAGGGTGGGGTTACTAATGGCGATTTCAGATTGGGGGCTGAGGGGTGGCAATTAAACATAAATATCCCCGGCAATTATTGGAGCGTGGCTAACGGCGTTGCGACAAATGATGGTTCTAGTCAGTATGGTAATATCGAATCAACTGCTATAAGCAATAATACTAACTCTTTGGTTGATTATGTCGCTGAATTTGACGTTCTGACAATAAATCCTGCGTGTAGCCCTTGGTTTCGAATTGCTATAAACGGGGGCACACCTTTAGACCCAATATCCCCAATATCTGCTGGTAGGTACTCTATTAAGTTCGCGCTAGAACCTAATCAGAGTGCCACCTTGCTATCGGAAACACGCGCAGTAGGTGCGCCTTACCCTGATGGCGGTTATTCGTTTTCCAATGTTTCAATCCGCCCCGTCACATCAGCACCAATCCTGACGCGCCAAGACCTGTGCTTTGTTGAAGTAAACCCTAACGCTGAATGTACAGTATTTAAGCCGCTTGGTAGCAACCAATACGGTGCAACTACAGCCGATGGAATTACACTCAAAAAACTCACTGATTTAGGTGTTCCACAATCAGTGTCAGGGTTTGGTGCATGGGATAGTGAGACAGTCGGTTATGGTGAATTAATTTCATCACTGACTGATGCACAATTAAAAACAGTATTGTCTAACCCTCAAAATAATATTCGTTTTGACCCAATTCAAAATAAACTTCTACAATCTGAATACAAGATTTGTGTAGAAGAAGGTAATAACGACACTGACACTGTTGACGAGCGTATGACTAAGTTAGGTTACACGAAAGATGCAGTCGATGTTACTCGCTATAATCACAGTGATGGTCGTCAAGCGATTGGTGTATGCCTCCGCCAAACTCTTAATTCTGGGGCTTATCATCCAGTGTTTAATCCGAGTGGGTGTCGTAAATTTATAACTATTTCAGATACTCAAGTGACAAATTGGCATGGCGATTATGGCAAAATGAAAGACATAAGTTCAGCGGCCGATTGTTTTAATATTGGGGACTATAACGAAGATAAAAAAGTTCACTCACGTACTGGTGGTATTGCAGTCGGCTTATCAGGCCGCCCATCTTCTTTCCCTGACGCTTATTACGATGCTGTATATGCCCATCAAATCTTTGACCTACGGATAACAGCACACAAACAGGATGTTAATAAACTGCGTGAAGATGCAATGCTTAAAGCGGTGGCTGGTAAAACGCGTGGGTGGGGTAAAGTGCCGTTTACTAGAGTACAGAAATTTCCTGTAATGCGTTCTGGTTTCTATGGTGGATACTATTATGTAAGGGTAACGACAGGCGACACTGTCATATTTCCGTATACGACAGCCACTAAAGTTGAGGGTTGTTATCTACAGTTGGCTGATGGAACGCTTTTCCATAGCTATGAAGCACACTCCACTTATGAGAACACAGGTATTGCTCAAGCAGAATTCAAGATAAGTCGTATTAGTGGTAGTGGGGAATTTGTTAATGGTGAAGAAGTCACCGTTGTATACGCAAACTTACTAACCCCACAAAACGACACACCCGCATGGACAGATTTAGTGGGTTCGCCTAGTGCCATAAGTGCCACGTTTCCTAATGGTGTTCAAGGAATGTGGATTCCAATTACTTTACCGTACACAGATTTTCCCCTAAATGTTAAGGCGAATAGCTCTAATTCAACTACGACCTATACATCCAATAATGGCAATACATGGGAAAGTACATTTATATCTATCGATTCAATTAAGAATATATGTGGTTCTGCTAGTAATCCAGATGAGGTACGGTTAATTCAATACCCAACCCTAGCAAATTTCACCGAGCCAGCGAAAAACTCAAAGGTGGTTGGTGAGGTGGGTGATGTTCATTGTGGTAACTGGTATCTATCAGAACAAGGTAACCGTTTATACAAAAGTGTGGCGGAGGTGGTAGCTAAAAGCACTACTCATCCTATTAGGCGAGATAGTAAACTTACAGGGCTATATCTTAATGCTGATTATTGTTTAGATAGTGTGCTTGATGTGTATTCTCCAACACATACACCTATTACTTTAGCAGCACCAGCCAACAACTCACCAGCCGTCAAAGCACTATCAACTATCACTGAAAAAGATGGGCTTCTCTACCTGCAATACCACGGTCGCGAGTTGCACTACGATGCGACAGCGGCTAATTGGGGTGATAATTCAACTATCCCAATTGTAGATGGTGACGGAACAATGACAGATGATAATGGTCACACTGTTAAAACATTCTGTCACCACGGTATGATGCCGCTAGGCATTGCTTCTCACAGCGATAGCTCACAATCTAAGGACTAGATTATGTTTAATGAAATCACGGAAGTACCTGTTGCTATCCGTGACTTCTACCAAGAAGTCACGAAAACTGAGCCTAAGCTGGACGCTGACGGCAACCAAATCACTGAGCCAAAAGAAGTGCCAAGTTTCGATGAAAACGGCAATGAAATCATGGTCACTATTCAAGTGCCTGTTTCCCACGATGTTGTTTATGTTGAGCTAAAGCCAAAGGGCGAGTTTAAATCGCTCGATGATGTGTGGCGCGTCGCTGAACGGCATAAAGGTAAAAACGATGCCCTGATTGCTAAATTTTTGGCGATGTATTCTGGCAGCCTACAGTGGCAATGGCACGACGAAACGTTGGCTATTTTACTCGCCCCAACGATTTTACCTACTGACCTTGAAATTGAATTGCCTGTCCGTCCAGCGATTATTGATAGCGAGGGCTGGTTTTTGCGCAACTATTCACGATTACGTCAATGTGCCTATCCATCATATAACGACCAATTTGAAATGCAGTATGACGATGTATCATCTAACGTATTGTCAGGTCAATCAGCTTGGCGTCGCTGTATTGATGCTGTAAAAGCACAATATCCGAAAGACACTAAGGATTAAATCATGGCAATCAACC